ATTTGCGTTTTGCTGGCGACTTAACACGTTATTACTACCGCCACCGCCACCACCGCCGCCGCCGGCTGAGGATATAGGCACCGTTGTATTAATCAAGCCAAGGGAGTAGAATATTGCACTTGCACCGCCACCGGCTCCGCCGCCACCACTTGCACCGCCAGGTCCTTCTCGGCCACCCCGGCCACCATCTGCAAAAATTGGAAGTGGCGTTGCTGAAAGCGTAATCTCGCCACTATAATATCCAATTCCACCAGGTTCGGTATCTTTTTTTCCATATCCGGCACCACCGTTTCCAGGCTCACCAATTCCGCCATACAAATACTTTGGCCCAGAGGTAGCCGGTAGTCGCACAATGCCTTCCACATATGTGCCAGCACCTCCGGCACCTCCACCATTTTGTGCTAAAGATGCAGTGTCCCAGATTATATAATGGGAAATTTGAATTACTACACCAATGGATGCTGGGCCACCTGTATTGGTAGCTGACAATCCAACTGTATGATTTCCAGCTGTTACATTTAATGTAGCGTAGGCGGTATCTGTAAAATTGCTGTAACTAATAACTGTCACGCCATCAACGGATACACTTCCAATATTGTCTACACTCAATGTAAAACCATATGTACCAGTAGATGGAAAATAGACTTGGAAAGAGTCAGTCCAGGACGCACCGGCGCCTTCTCTCCAGACTCCCCATCTGTTTAGAAATGCGCTATATGTGCCATAGGTTGCAACATAATATCCGTATCCTGAATTGGGTTGGCCATCCTGTCCGCCGCCACTGCCGCCAGCGCCAATCATTTTAAATGCTACCCAGGTTGCGGAGCTTGGCAACACTCCTAAAAGGTTAAGTTGTCGGGTATCTGTTAATACCGCGGTGCCAGTCTTTTCCTGCGAAGTGTCGTTGATTGATACAGTGTGCGACACAGCTGGACTAACTGAAGTTATACTAATTGTAAAAGTTTCTGGACCTTCTGGAGTGGCGTCATCGGATATGTACAACGGAAAAGAATCTGCATTGTTGGTAACAGTAAAGTTTCCTTCAAATCGGCCTGTAGACGGATTCCAAGTGATTCTAGTTGACGACATATCGTCGGCGTTGATATTGGTTCCGCTGATTGTGAAAGGTATAACTGATCCGTCACGGTAGCCAAATGCTGACAATGAGATTGTAATTGTTTTATCTTCATCAGTATTGGTTACTGAGTTTATACTAAATCCTTTGGCAATTGATGTATCAAAAATTTCAAAACTGGTACTTACTTCTGGAGTAATTCCATTTAGTGCAAATTTAAGAGTCTCAATTCCTTCAGTTACCCGGTCTGCTGCTATATTCAGTCTGACCGTGCCCGACCCTGCACGGAACGTGCCTGTTACCGGCATAGACCCAGTTAAAGGAGCATTGGTTATGTCCCCAGAAATTACTCCAGAAATAGTATAAGGCACCTGTGTCCCAACTCCAACGTTTGCTGTTATCAGATTAACATCAACCGATGTACCTTCAGACACTCTTTGAACTCCGTCCCACACTTGTGCTTCTGATGAGTTGGCAATACCAGCTTCAGTTTGTGCCAAACTCGACACTCCGCTGGCAATACGAGAGGTCCAATAAGATAATCCGTCTTCGTCTGCGTCACGGCCGAGATATGTTCTATACCATTGATTAATAGTTTGTTGAGTTGGTGTGACCACATACGACGGTGCACCAACTCTGGTGTGAGACAACCGGTACTCTGGGATTGGATCTTTTGATGTGTCTCGAATCAATACAGATGCAAATGCACTTGACCCAGTGATACGCATGGTCATTGTTTCGTTGCCTTCTGTTCTTTCGTCGGCTGTTGATGTATAAGTTAAACTGGTTTGAGCAACACCTGACTGGTTAACTATAAAAAATCCAGTAATAGGTACATTGCCTATATCAGCCGACTGAATTCCTTGTATAGTATAAGGTACTTGAACTCCGGCATTTACGTTGACTGTTGTCAGAGTAAAAACAACAGATTCGCCTTCGTCAATTGCTGTTTTGTTAGCAAACAATGCATAACTGCCAGGTTTAGGTGCAGTAGAAGTGTCAATGATAGTGGTACTTGCACTAACTGGTGGAGTAACCCCAGTCAATGACAATGTAAGAACCTCGGTTCCCTCTGAGATCTCGTCAGCTGCAATTGTAAGATCAACTATGCCAATTCCGCTGGAATTTATAATAAATCTGCCTGTCAGGCTGGCAGTGATATCGCCAGTGGTAATTCCAGTCCCAGTAATGGTATAGGGAATCTGTGCCAAATTTGGAATATTTGTTGTAGCCAATGTAAAACGAACCATGCTGCCTTCTGATACCTGGCTGATATTTGCAGAAAGAGAATATGTTGCTGGAGTACTAGACTGCGACGAGTCTTCAATAATAACTGATGTTCTAACAAGAGGAACAATGTTATCCAAAGTAATTACAAATGTTTCAATTCCTTCTGTCAACTGATCAGCTGCTGCATTAAACACTTTGAAGTCTGTTCCGGCAGCAGTGACTTGAAAATTGCCTGTCAAAGAAATATTACCCAAGTCAGCAGAGGTGACGCCAGTTATAGTGTACGGGACCAAATTTCCTGCAGGAACATTATTGGTCAATAAATTTATAACAAAAGAGTTGGTGCCAGCAGTTTCGTCAACACTGATTTCAGACGCTGTTAAACTGTATGCCGGCAAGTTGCCTGGAGTTGTGGACACATCGTTGATCAACACAGAAACTGCAACAATAGGATCAATGTTATCTAATGTCATTACCAAAGTTTCAAATCCTTCGGTTGTTAAATCAAGAGCCAGGGTAACAGATGTGGTTGCTGTACCTGTTGAGCCAACATTAAAAACACCAGTCAATTGACCACTGCTCAAATCTGCAGCAGAAATTCCTGTGATAGTATAAGGTACCAATGTACCCCCTGGCACGTTCAGGGTGGTCAAATTAAACGTAAGTGTATTACCTTCATCGGCCAGACTGGGTGTCACCGACAGAGAATAAGATGGCAATGGACTGACTTGACTAGTGTCATTAATTATAACAATATTGGATTGTGCCAATATGTTACCAGTTGGTCCATCTTTTCTTAACGTAGCAATAAACTTTTCCACTCCCTCTGTAGTAGCATCACTGACAATTGTTTTAGCAAACGATGCAGTTTTGGATCTTACTGCTATGTTTCCTACTAATCCTTGTGGAATAAAATCTGAGTTACTGATTGACATAATTTATTTTATTGGTTGTTTTCTTGTATAGTTACTTGCCCGTACGTAGCAACATTGTGGCCTAGCCCATTTTCAATTCGAATGGTTACAGTATTAACATCTGCCGGTAACATACTCTTAGTTACCAACATTGGAGCAACACCAATATAATTGGTCAGAGGAACCATAGTGCTTGCTACAGTGTCATTTCCAACCTTGGCCACCAATTTGACAATTGCCAATGGGTTAACTGTAATAGGTGCTGTGACTCTAAATATCAACGGATCCCCATCGGTTAATGTAATCGGTGCAAATCCTTTTGTTGTTTCTTCTATTATCCAATGTGACGGTTCTATGATAAATTCGTAGTCTTTGGTTATAACAACTGTATCGTCCAAGTCGGATATAGCAGATACACTGATCACCGTAGGCCCGATTGCTATTGGTATTCCGGAAAGCAATCCAGATGGGCTCAATTCAATACCATTCGGAAGGTCATTGTTTGAACTGTATGTATAAGATCCATATGGATTTACAACTTCCAGTTGTACCACATAATCAGCAGACGATGTTCCAATTGGCAAAGATAACGGACCCATTGTTGCTGGCAATATTGTCACTGAGTACTGATTTCTTCCAGTATTGGTGTTGGCATCTCTTGCTTCAATTGAAAATGTCCAAATTCCAAATGCTGTAGGTGTGCCGGTTATTGATGCATTGCTTAATGAAAGTCCCGATGGTAGGCCGCCTGAGAACAGTCTAAAAGTATAAGGTGCGGCGCCGCCCGAGGCCGTGAATGTTGCACTATACGGTGCAGTAACTGTTCCGTCGGGAACAGTATTTGGGGCAACAAATATTGCAACTGAGCCAATGACCATTGTATAGTCTTCGTCTTTAATGTTGTTGTCTGCATCTGTTGCACGTATCTTAAACAAGAACGACCCAGACACTGTGGGTTTTCCAGAAAGAATACCATTGTCAAATGTTAGCCCGGTTGGTATAGTACCCTGTTGTATTGAAAAATTATAAGGACTTGTACCACCTTGAGCCGCAAAAGTAGTTGTTGGGTATGTTATATTAATAGTACCATCCGGCACTTCAGACGGCAGTATGATCATGGCTATGTTTTCAACTGACAATTCAAAGTCTTTGATTGCATAGTTGAAGTTGAAATCTGTAACTTTAACTCCAAATATAAATGTACCAACTTGCGTTGGGCGACCTGATATTATACCAGTTTGTGCATCGAGCGTGAGTCCTGTTGGCAAGCTGCCTACTTCCAATGTAAACACATATGGAGCTGTGCCGTTTATAGCTGACAATGTTATAGAATAAAATGCATTGATCTTGGCTGTTATTAAATCAGTGGGTCCTATGGAAATTGCTACATTCTGCACTTGTAGTGTGTACTGTCTGGTACCAAAATTGGTATTGGCATCTTGCGCCCTAACTGTAAATGTCGAAGCCCCGACATTGCTCGAAGTTCCAGTTATAATGCCCACATTGGACATTATCAAGCCTGCCGGTAAAAAACCAGACGTAATAGTGTACGCATATGGTGGAGCACCATCAATTGCAATTATAGTACCTGTGTATGGAACGTTAACTAATGCATTTGGTAACTGTGTTGGGGTAATTGTGATAGGCACAGGTTGCACTACCAAAGAATATGTTTTAAATCCAGAATTGTTATCCGAGTCCTCTGCCGTAACAGCAAACAACGAAGTTCCAATAGTGGTAGGTTTACCAGACAATAATCCGTTTGCTGCCAGTGTCATGCCAGTGGGCACAGCGCCATAAGTAACTGAAAAATTGTAAGGCGATACGCCACCAGATGCTGTTAACTGCTGTGCCAGGTATTGTATATTTCTAGATGCATTAGGTAACACTTCTGGAGCAAGATTGATCTTGATGGTGGCATCTTCAATGGTCCAATATAATATACTTTCGTCTTGCAGGGGCGCAGTAATAGTAAAAATAACCACATCGCCTTCGTCGTAGGAAACTTGGTCTGTTGAAATGGTATACGATATCGAGCTGGCTCCATAAAAATTGCTAATAGATATAGTTTCGCCAATTTTAGGAATAGCTGTTTCTATCCCCAGTGGATATCCCACGCGGTCACTAGTGACGTACCCGGTATACGAATTTCTATAGTAATCGCTAAGGTTAATAGGAAGGGCTTGTCTATTGCCTACGAATTCTACTTCTATCTCAGTCATCGACAGAGATGTAAACGGGTCGGTTGTCCAAACTGGTAAAGTCACAATACTGTTCCTATCTCTGAATTAAGCATTCATCTTGAGTTGTTCGATCTCGGCCTTAAGTTCTTTGATAGCTTCTATCAGTAACGGAATTGTTTTTTCATAATGAACCGCCATATACCCGTCAGTTCTAGTGGTTACTGCTTCTGGCAAAACAGCATTCACTTGTTGAGCCAACAAGCCAGCTTCCCGAACAGACATGTTTTTACCAACTGCCAGTTCATTCCAATTGAATGTAATTCCTTCCAACTGATTGACTTTGTCTAAAGCATTATCAATTTTTTGTAGGTTTGTTTTTAATCGTTGATCAGAAGTATAGTACGCTGTTATATCACCGTTGGCCAATACACTACCAGCAACATATACTGTGCCAGCAATGCTCATGTTTGCTGCTCCAACTATGTTGCCCTGGAACTGAGCAGAATTATCCTGATTAAGAGTTACTGCAATCACTGGTATTGTTGAACCATTGGGAGTAACAGAGAATACAACTTTGGTTCCATTGGAACCAATGGACCAGTTTTCAGCTGCCTGAAAACTAATTCTACTTCTGACAGATGAATAGTTGCTGCCGTTGTAACCCTGTGCGACCAACGATCCAATAAAATCGTTGTTCTTTACAGACTCCAATGAATTGTTTGACCCGTTTGCACGTCTGAGCACTATCAACGAAGAATTATTTGCGCTGTAATCGTTTGTGGATATAGACCCACCATATGAATCTATTAGAACATTGGTTGGCTCGCCCACTCGACCATGTGTTTGTATAGTGGTCGTAGTGTCTGGATCTGACAGTAATGTGCTGGTATTGTTGCTGACAACAAATTTTGCCTCAGGCAAGTTGGTTCCTAACCCAAATCTACCTGTAGACGGAATGTATACCAGGCCTCTACCCGACAAGGACGACACTTTGAATTGCGGAGCGCCAGCAATGGCATCACTGAACGTTAAAAAATGCGGAGTTGTACTAACTGTATCGTTGACCACTGTGGGTTTACTAGCAGCAATCCATTGTGTGGAATTCCAAACTTTTAGTTCGCCATTGGTTACATCGTACCAAAGTTGCCCAACCAATTGATTTGCTGGAGCAGTTTCGCCAGCAAAATTTTCTGTCAGATGTATAAAGTTTTCATTCAGATACTGTCCATATCCTGAAAAATTCTTGCCCACCAAAGCAATACTGGCAGAACTTATGTCAGCAGTGCCGTCATCGACTATTGCTAACACATCACCATTCGACAAACTTATATTATATGCCATTTAACTTTAACTCCGAATTATATGTATTTACCCTTTTTCTAGCACAGTTTATGCAGTACCAGTCAGGTTGGTCAAGCTTTGTATTCTTACCGTATATTCAATTTGAATCAATCTGTTCAAGCTCTTTTGTACTGGATGAAAAATAACGTGAGTCAACAATTTACCTGTCCCTGGGCCTGCTGAACTCCAACCCTTGAGTCCTAGCTCATCAAACACAAATGTGTCTTCAGTAAATGGACTGTTATCAAATGCCTGCTGACCAGCTGGTTCGCCGTAATCGAGCAAACAGGTTACCAATATGTCAGTGTAAACAGTACCAGGCACATGTCGAACTTCCATTTTGTTTCTGATTGGATCAGTATTGGTGTCGTCATTGTTGTCTACTGTTTTATAGAATGTAGGATTGTATAAATCAGCATTTTGTGTGTTGACATTGGGTGGCAAATAATTGATGATACCAGTAGGATCCACGTTGGTTCCGCCGTTGCCAAAGTGCATTTCACTAATAAAAGCTGTCTTTTTATTGGCTAGACTTTGAGCCATAGCTTCACTTATATTTTCAAAATGTATTGCATTCTTTTTATCAATCAACAATACGGGATTGTCGCGATCAGTTACATCAGTAATCTTGATCATTCCTAATACTGTTGGTTGTATTGATTCGTGTGTATGCATTTCTGCCCTTTTATAATTTTTTAATCTCTACCTTGAGCAATAATTTCACCAGACTCTGGATCAAAGATCTTTAAAAAACTTTGAACAAAGATACCCGGCTGTTCGTCGGGTATCTTTGAATCGTCAGCTGATTGCTCTTGTGGCTCTTTATCATTATTTATCATCATATTTTTTAGGTATTTCCAAGTTGTATGTATCCTGTTGCTGGCACAGATGCGGCCTCTACTAATGTGCCCATTGGATGCAGCAACGGAACTGAAGTTCCTCCTACACCTCTTCTCAATTGTCCCAGTGTGGTACCAACCAAGGTGTAATATTCAATTCTTTCACCGTTTATGTGAATAATACCTGGAGTAATAGCGAATACATTGGGCACTGGCAAATTGCTAGCGTCAGCTACTTCAATTGTGTTATCAGTCAGATTCAACGGATTAACCAATGTAGTTTTGTAAGTTGGCGCAACTTCAGCTGCTGAACGCACGTCATTCATGCTAACAAACAGTTTGGCACCAATGCCGTTGTTGTCCATTATGGTAACAATAACACTGTCGTATGTTCTACCAGGCAAAAACTCTTCCGGTGCATGACTAAACAAGTCAGACACAAAAGTGCCACCTTGTGCTACAATAGCATCAGGACTAAAACCACTGGCAGTGCTGAATGCATTGGACGTAATTGCTATTGTTGCAGAACCTGTTCCGGTTCCAGCAGCATTGGCTACAAATATAACACCAACTCCGTCCTTGTGTGCACCAATTGATGTAAATTCTGTAGTACCTACATTGGTAACAATATACCTGGTGCCAGCAACAAAGTTACCAGCCGGAATTGAAACTCCAGTAAATCCACCGCCTGTTACCGCAGTATCTTGTATAACCGCTGTATTGGCATTCAAAATTTGGTTATCCAATCCAGTCATCAATCTTGACAGTACTTTTGGTATCATTGATACAGTCGGGCTGTACGAAGACATGACTCGATCATTTGCATTGTTAAAATTTGCAGAGTTGTGCGGAATCCAATCGCTGCGAATAAACTTGCTGTTGGCAGAAACATTAGAAGAATTGATATACGAATTACCGTTGTAACTCACATATGTTCCTGTTGGATAAGAAGTATTTACTTGCCAATCAACTACTTGAGTACTGTATTGCACTCGATCAAATCTAATAGAAGTTTTAATTTTTCTAATTTTGTTGTTATTGATTCGAACCGATCCAATGGTTTGTTTGCGCGGTGTGGTTTCAAATTTACTCAATTGAGTAGTACCCGAACCGCTTACAGCAACCAATGGAGTTGTTGTATATCCAGAACCCGGTTGTTCTACAACAAATGCTTGTACGCCGCCTGTTAACGGATCAATGAAAGACCTAACTGCTGTGTTACCGCCAGTTGCATCGGTCGGAATAATAGAAACATCAGGTGCCTCAATATGACCAAAACCTGCAGATGCAATCTCGACACTTTCGACTTCAAATTTGTAGTTGTTGTACCAATCTTGATATTCAGGTCTGTTGGCTAACAAATCTGCATCTTTTTCTGGAAATTGGCCGTTAGGGCTGCGAAACACTCCTAGAGTACGATCATAATACGACGGCAAATCAAAATCTGTGAATGTAGTAGACAGCAACGGCTCAGTGGTATGATACTCCATGTTGTATTCACGAACTTTGGTTCTGTACGGTTTGACTTCGTTTACATACTGTTCATAAAATTCTTGTCTGTTCTTGACATACGACGAAGACGGTTTCAACGCATTTATTCTGTGCTTGATGGATAAGAAACTGGTTTTAAAAATCCAATCACTGTACTGTTGTTCTGCCAATACAAAATCAATCAAAATAAACAATACCTTGTTGTAGAATTCTGCAAGGTCCTTGACAAACACATCGTGCTTGAGCCCTTTGAGGATAAACCTGAGTTCGTTAAACAAACTAAAATCCCAAGGATCAGTATCGTATTCAAATCTATCAAATCCAATTTGATTCCACAAGTCGGCTTTGATTTGTATGGTTCCGTTTTGTTTGCCAACCAATATATATTTGTTATTGACCTCGTAACGATAGAAGTCAAACAATTGGTTCCCGCTGTCTTTGACTTTTATAATGTCCCCTACATTGAGATCAATTTTGTATATGTCATTGAATGTGTCAACCACATGAGTAGCCAGAGTTTTATTGTTGTAACCATCTGCATACCAGTCAGCAAAATCCCATGAGTTGGCAGTATCGAACCCTTGTACTTCTATCAGTACATTATCATCGGTAGTAATGTTTTTACGATATATTGTCCATCTGTTAGTGTAATTTTCATCATTTTTAACATATACTCGACTTGGTAGCGCAAACCCCAATAGATTTGAATCACCACTGCCAGTGGCAGTGAATACTGTGCCAACAGTGTTGGAGCTGGCGCCCACTGTAGTAAAATTAAAGTCGATTATTTCTGTGATAATGTATTGTTTGCCAATTTCAAACGAACCCGAACTGAACTCAGGAACATAATCTACTTGTTCTTCTGTGTCAACTGTGTAATCGTAACGATCTTCTGGTGGCTCAGGATCTGCTGCATAAAAATTATCAGAATAAATTGTCTTGTTATTGACAATTCTACCAGCCACAGGATGTTTGATTAGAATTGTGTTGACATATTTCAACACATCTGAAATTGCTTTCTTTCGATTCAAAATTATTGTTTGTCTAGGCTTGTTAGATAGACCAACTTGATCACCCGGTAGCAAGGTTGGATCTGGTACCAACGCTCCGCTTTCGTCCATTCCTACCAGGCTGTCAATCAGCTTGTTCTCTATCCTTGGATCCATTATGGCAGTTGCATTGTCCTGCTGGAACAATTGATATTCACTGTGTGTGATATTTTCTGTAACCTTGACTCGGTATTCGATATGCAATGCAGTATCAGTGCCAGATAAAAAATTACCAACATTATAAAGAGCAACAGCATTGTTTCTCAGAACAGCAGCATACGGAATACCTTGCAGCACAGGTTGTTCAATTCTATAGGCAATATTAAATGCACTATGTGATTTTGACGGTAGTGTTGTAGTTGTTCGGTCTTTGACCCAATAGTAGTATTTGTTTCTGACTTCTTTACTGATGTCGTCAACATAAATCAATTGGACAAACGCCGAATCGTTGGCAAACTTAGGTGTGCCTTCAAGCCCTTGAGTTATATGCTGCGAAGGCAATACATCGCTTGCTACCCATTCGTATACATCAATGGTACTACCTTCAAACATCTCTGCCCAGTATTGAACTCTGTAATTGTTGTCACTTTGTTCGTAATCAATATATCGAACAGTGTCCGTGTCCCACCATATTTTACCAACTTGCTTTTCGCCCCAGTGCAGTTCGTCATCGATGTTCAAATTCAAATTTGATCCAACATTGTATTGAGCTGGATCAATGTCTGTTTTGAAATCGATGTCTGCTTCGGCACTGCCAAGAATCTTGCCCTTAACTGGATCTAAAAAGTCAAGTCGCGACAGTATGGTTTTTGTTTTTTTATTAAACAAATACATGCTGGATATGCTGGTGATGTCAACTACATCTGACTGTCCTTTGACAAACTCCCAACTTGGATTTTCAGCGTCAAGGTCTCTGAACCTGATGTTTTTAAATTGTGCAAACTTTTGTGCATGAGCAGAATATCCTATGTTCGATTCTCCTCGGAACACACCTAATCTAGGATCAGTTGTTAAATTTACAGTCAACAATGTGGCTTCATCAATTGGAAGGCTGTTGAACTGAGAACAGCTGGCTGTTATAATATCATCTTCTCTAACAACTGCAATTCGAGAACCAGCTGGGAAAGAATTCCAATTGTTTGGTCCTGGTGCAGATTCTGATCCGTTGTATACTTCCCATTCGTCGGATCTGAGATAGTTGTAAACTATACTCCAAGTCTTGGTATTGTTAACAGCGCCTCCTGCTCTTATAGCAGACAATGTGTGCTCTCTACCATTTTTATCTATAGCAAATGCCAATATCAGTGCCATTGCACCGCCTTGAACAGCCGACGATGTCATAATAACATCATGTGTGTAACGGCTGTACTTGCGGAACGAAATAAATCCAGTATAGGATTGTGTATCAGTTCTACATTCCACTAAATTGTTGTCATTGTTATACGCCCAGGCAAATGATTCTGCTGTGCTAGCCGGTTGCGTTTCCACATTTGGCCTGTGTGAGAATCGAGTCCAAGATATCGACTCACTTAGTGGATCAAACGAATTTGGCGTAGAACGATATGTAACAGGAGCATGCCCACTACCGCCTACAGTAGAGTTGGCTACTTCAGTAATCACGCTACCGTAAAACTGTGGGCCGATTACATAAGGATATACAGGAGTACCATTTGCATCAATGGTTGTAAAATATGCGTATGTTCCATCAGGGTAGTCGGGTGTCACACAATATCTACCGTTGTATTGATCAAGGTCTCCTTGACCACTTAACTCGTAATCCTGAATAAACGTGCCCATTGGGCTAGTTACTAGATCGCATGCATCTGTGGTGGCACGATATGCAGCATTGCGTAATCTGTAACCACTGACCATTCTTTTGATGGCAGCATTGGTACCAGTGGCACTGGTATATCCAAATGGGCCGTAAATTGGATATCCATCAAGGGCATAACCCAATATCTTGCTGTGTCCGCCAGGATGAGTCAACACACCGCCAATATAAGTGGTTGATATTGAGTCAGGATCGCCCATGGTGTTACTGGTTGATCCCACGCCTGACAACCAAGCATTGCCAAATGTATACGCTTTGTATGTGTAAATCTGACTGTCTAGTATTATGCCGCCAGCTTGATCTTTGTTAAGGCCTAGCAGTCCAGGATACATCAGATCGTAATTAAATTCTGGAACTATTAAATACCCTGCTGGTGCTAGCAATCCTGCGTCGGGGCTGGTTATTGCAACGCCGTTGATCCAAAATCCAATTAATCCGGTACCTATATCCATGTGGGTACTTGCTTCAACGTTGCTGCCGCCATTGATAGGAAACGTTCTGTTGTAATTTTGCTCTACTGCTGTTGTAGAAACTTGTGCGTTACCAAAACTATGATACGGAAGACCAGATGCTCTTACATTGATTGAAGAGTTTTCAATTGTCCATGAATTTTTTGGTCCAACAAAGTTACCCAGTATACGCCTTATATAGCGGTACACTGCCCAACGATTGTCATTGTCGTTGTCAACCCATACCAAGTCGCCAACAGCTCGAGGTTCTTTTGTTATATCATTGTCTTTGTCTGCAATATCTTTGTATCGAGATTTTTGCATTACAAACAATTCAGCTTCACCATCAACTGGATTTGCCAGCAATAACTTGTATTGGTCTTCTGTTACAATTACAACCACAGTGTTTGAATCCTCAACATACACTGCTTGATAGAATCCATCAAAACTAGAGTTCAAGCCGCGAATAGCAAAGATATCACCTACTTGTATTCCGTGATCAAATCGTGTGATTACTCTTGCTTTGTTATCCAGATTGTATTCAATTGTGACAACTGGTGTGCTAACCAGAATTGCACGATACACTTGCCAATCTTCGTCGAAGTCTTTGGCCACCCAAAGATTGTATCCAGACTGTAACTCGGCCAGACGTGATGTTAAACTGGCATAATTGTTAAAATCAAACAGTGTACCGTTGACATCGTTTACATTGACATAACCAGCTGTCTTGACGTCTGTTTCCAACAAAGTGTCTGGTTCTCTGTTCAAAAAGACAGGTGCTCGGTAACCCTTGGGTCTGTTCAACAAATCTTTGGGTCGAATAGTGATAAGATTGTCAAGACTTGGTTCTGCTGAATTTAATAATTTAAATGCTGCAGGATTGGCTCTGTACTTGCTTTCATTTAAAATTATATCAATGCTTTGATTGGACTTGTTGGATCCGTACTCACCTACTCGTAGGCCCCATTCTTCATATATAGAAACATCGTTGACAATGTTATCAAATTGGCCAGAGTATATGGCAGTGATGGCATTCTTTGTACCTTTGTCTTTGATAAACCCTTGATAGAATCGGCTTTGGGTGTTTTCGTTCAGACCAATATTTTCCAAATAAGGTCTGCTGCGATACCCAATCAATCCATTGCTAAATTTGTCAAAATTTTCGTCTATAACAGGGCTATCAATATCGTAGATGCCGCCTATCTTGCTTGCATTGTGTGCAAAGTTAGGAATCAATCCAGCCGAGAATTGAGTATCTAATTGAGACCAATCCTCATAATTGAAATACATGGTACCAGGAATATTTCTTATAGCTGAATAATTTCTATTTTTATATTCAACAATGTCGGCCTTTTTGTAATCATGTTCAGGTTCCCATAGATCAACTACGTCGGTGTTGTACATGAAGCCAGGTGGATTCAATTCTCCAGTCCAGTCGGCTGTTTTGTTTCCAATAATTTTTAATCTGTACTGTCTGCTTCCTAACTCAGTCTTGTAGACAATGTCGTTAAAGACGGTTGTGTTGTCAAATACCAATACATGTTCGTATTGAATCAAATTGAGTTCTGCATACGCAATAGTTTGTCCGCTGGTAGTTGTAATAGTAGTAACACCGGGATCCCTGACCACCGACAACTCATCTGTTCGTATTACATTAAAATTAGGACCCAAGACTTGGGAGTCGTTTGATATATTGGTTATTGTGTCAACAGCGGCATCGATTCCGTATATGGACATAGAGGACTCAAGCGGACTCAGTACTAGAATATTACCAGTTTTCCATCCTTGCAAAGTCCAGCTGATAAACTCTCTGGCGCTGAGAATCCAATCTCTCTGATGGCTCAAATTGGTATCATATCTTTCAAACGCAAATCCTTCAGACGACAGGTATCGTTGGTAGCCAACAAAAAAGTCAACTATCTGTTGTATATTTCTAAATTCAAAACCGTAAGGTACATTGACTTTTTGTGTTTTATAGTCTTGGTATATAACGCCTCGAACGCCCAATTCTTCTATGGTATAGAAATTTCCGTTAAACTCGCTTGGTATTACAGTGAAGTACGGGTACTTGAGATTGTAACCTGTTACAGTGTAACCAGCTGGGGATTTTTCTACAATAACTGCACTGTATGTTGCTTTGCGAACTGGTACACTCTTGTTAAGGTGCACCACATAATTCTCGTCTGGTATAATAACACTCTTGTTGTTACTGGTAGGACTAAACTGCTCAGACATGACAGTGATGTATTTTTTGTCTGTAAAGGAGGCCATTTTGTAGCCAAGTTTTACATCAACATTATTCAAGTTGTTGCGAATCTGTCCAGCTGCATCAAGTCCCAAGTTTGTTAGATAACCGTGTATCCAGTTTATATATCCGCTGGCTCTAACAATGTTACCGTTGACCAGTTCGCCGTTTATTTTAAACAACAAGGGATTGACTCTTTGATTTAACGAATTCAAAAAGTACTGATCAAGTCCATCGTCTTTGATTTGCGATGTTACATCAAATTGCAAACTAAAATATCTGGCCGGTGTCAACAAAGCTATAGCACGATTGATAGCAAATGCATAATCGCTGGATCTGACCCAGGCTGTTTCAACGGGTCCTTGGTCGCCTATTAGGTAAGACTGATTGAATCTGGTGCCGTCAAATGTTTTGACCATAATGGCCTGTGGTGATTTTAATGCACCAGTTGAGTCAACTGGCAACACCCTGCTGAGCCCAGGTCTTGCATACAAAGGATTACTAGTGCTATCATTCCTATAGAAACCATTTTCTAAATCTTTCCACATTTGATTGCCTGGCAAATATGGTGCACTGCCATAAGCCAGGTTCCACCAGGCTGGTTTCTGCACAAATCCCAACATCTCCCATGGATGGGTTGACGGCTTGTCTGTGTCATAGAAATAGTTGTAAATAGCTCTCCAATAGCCTGGTAGCTTTTCACCTTCTAGTATTTCTGTAGTTTGATTATAGTTCCAGGTAAATTCATCATTGGGCTGAAAGTACTCGTTGGTACTGTAATCAAGTTGGTTGTTGCCAATCCATTTTAAGAACTCTGTATTTAAAACTTGATTGTATTCTGACAAACTGTAGTCAAGTTTTCTAAACTTTCCAGGACGTACAGAATTGATATCAAACAATTCTGGATTGTAAGTGACTCTGATATTGTTGTATATGCGATTTTCTAATTCCAACATGTACTGATCACGCAGGTCGTCAAATGCCAGTGTAATACTACCATCATGGCCTTGAATTACATTGACCGGATTGCCAGACCTATAGGTAGCATCTTCAAAAATGCCAGGTTGAAACTTTGGATACAATCCTAGTTTTGTTGGGGTCTCTGGTACATAAGACCCATCAGTATCTCTATACCCTTTGATAAGAACTATGTCGTTCCTGTTCAGAGTCAACGAACCGTAAAATTGAACAGCGGCAACACTTGAATCAATGAAATAGTCCTTGTCTATTACCAACTGTTGGCCATTTAGATAGACCAACACTGCTTTGTTTGATAACCCATTTGTTGGAAAGAATTCTGTTCCCAACGCATCACTTATGTTAGGAACACTGTATATCCTGACCGTAGGATCTATAATCTTGTAAGTGTCAACTACATAGTTGTCACCCCAAGGAATCATTCCAGAATAAAACCACGGAAAGGTTGGATTCTTGACTCCATTGATTTTGTTGAGCACGTGATCAACGCCCGACATCACGTCCATGGATATCAACTCTGGCAAGGTGATACACATTTCTAAAAATTTATTCTTAAACCTGCTGTAATCTTTGCGAGCAAGATCCAGTCCATTGATAAAATTCACTGTTGGATTTGTCAGGAACAACGATGCATACAAGGTAGGAGCACTGTGCTTTAATATGGATCCACCTTGTTGACTGATGTCCAAATCTCTGACATTGTTGTTGCTTAAAAGATTTCCAGTTACACCAATTGTGTTGTTACCTATTTCAACAAAATGGTTACGAATCTGACCCAGTGTAACATAATCCAATGTGAGGTTCATTGGATTGAACTCCAAGTTCTTGGGGATTTGATAATACCCAAGTTCACTAACTTGGTTGGTGTAAATGAAAATATCTACACTGTCGTTTAATGCCAGTTCCAAGTCTATATAGACTGCTAGTCTAACGCCAACAGTCTGAACGCTGTGGCTGCTTCTCGGAATCATTTTGTTATTGACATAAACTTTTAGATTAGGAGTTGTAATATCTGCAGTTGGAACAATGTCTATTTCAAAATAGTTGGTTGTACCGTTGTACACGCCAGTAATGTGTTGGTATTGTTTTGTGGGTTCCGAAACGGTATTCCATATATTCTCAACACGGTAAGCAGTGCGTCCGATATTTTTTCGTAGGTACCCAGTAGACACATTTTTTGTAATGCGACTTATGTCTTTGTATGTAAATGTATCATTGTCAAAGTCGTTGACAAAACTAATGTCTGACACCGACCCACCAATTGTGTTATAACTTATGGCAAAATTCAACACTGAATCAATTAATCCTGTGCCTGGCTTGTATGAAAAAATCTTAGTTCCAGCAAAAGTGCTTTGCGGATAAGCATTTGTATCCGACAAACTGGTATCATTTTGATCTACTACGTCAAACAACGGGGCTTGATTTCGTCGTGTTTTCCATTGGCTTTGTGACCAGCTGGTACCGTTGTACCAATAACTTTTCTTTAAATTGTGACCAGCTGTTGCCACAACTGTGTCATAAGCTGTTGCAGTTTTTATTTCCACCAAAGATATTCTAGGGCGTATAAATCTATAACGACCTATTGCAGTAAACGTGGCAGGTTGATCAAAAATGATTTCGTTGTTGTTTGGTATTTGAACAACCTTTCCCAGGTATGTGCCATTCCAATCAAAAACAAATGATCCAATTTCTAATTCGGTCTTAAATCGTGTCCTGGTGGGTGTGCCTGGTGTAGAGCCGTCTCGCCCCCTGACAGATCCTGCTGTAATAGACAGCAGCCCTGTGGCAATGCCGTCATAATCTATAGATGTTCGCTGATCTTTAAAATCTATCCTATACACTTTGGATCTAACAAACGAATCCAAATCGTTAGGAAAAATAACATGCTGTCCTTCCACATAATTCATTAGATCCAGAATTGTGCCGTTGACCAATTGACCGTTTACTTGAGCAAATGCACTGGTAATTCTGGGCCAGGATCCCTCAACACCTGCGGTCTTGATTTTGTCGTCAATTCGATCAATTATATCTAACAGTGCTCTGCCTGAATTGAACAATTGAAAATCTGCATCAAATTCAATGATTGGTCTTTTTGCTCTCAACCTTTCGTCGATTATAACTTGAGTATTGTTGTACTCTGCAGTCTTCATGATAACATCTTCATGAAACCAACGGTTGGTTCTCACCCAGGCATTGAGATCCAGAGATCCCCGGTTGATAACAATATATTCAGGTGTATCAACACCCAAGGTCGGTTCGTCAAAATTGGTTAAATCAAACGGAAAAATATCAAATGGTATGTTGGTTGGTTCAGTGTCGCTTTCAATTGCTCTCATTAATGAGTATTCAACTAATCTAATTGATTTACCGACACCGTCTACTAGATATGTTCTGTTTCTATAGCTGAAAGGAAAAATTGTTCCATCAAATTTTATTTTGAGACCGTTGGTAAAGACAATGCCTCTTGGCGCAGTATAAGTTTTTTTGCCAACAATATCAGTATCAACATTGATGTCATCACCTATGCCATCAACAATTTTTATTCTGCCATAAGTGGATTCGTTGGTGCCATCTTGGTAATACAAGGTTGACAATGCAGCAGTGATAGGTGGACTTTGAACAATTAGCCCAACAGAGTTCTTGAAATACTCTCTGCCGCCATTGGTATTGCCAAGATTGATCAAAATTCTGTGACCAATTGGAATATCTCGCACATATTCAAGCTGTATCTGCGAAGTGTCGCTGATCTTGATTTGCCATAAACCTTTGCGTTTATCCACTGGTACAGTGCTACCAGTTCTGGTTGTCCATTGCAAGTCAGGAGTCAAACCGCCTAGGAATATAATATATGCACCATCAGGGAACCCAGTGTCACCGTCAAAATCACTGACAATGTTTGCACTGGGGCGATTCCATAGCGACCCGTCGATCAACGAAAAAGGAGTTGATACTGCATAACTAACAAAGTCCAACACAGGAGATTTGTAATAGTAATCCTGCGAGTCTTGCTGAGGCACAGTAAAGGTAACTGTACCAAGGTCAGCTCCGTTGCCTGTTACTCCAAATATTTCTCTAGTGGATGTTCGCTGGCTAAAATTTTTGTAACCATCTGTACCGGGTTCAGTTTGAATCCAAAATGCATTACCAACTTGGTCAACATTAAAATTGTATGTTACACCACGAACCAATGTAATATCTGGATTAAGGTCAGAAGCAGTTAGATCTGTGGTATAGGAATTGTTACCACGAGTCACATTGTAAGTCTTGGGTACTTCTGGATTGCCTACACTGATAGTGACTGCGTCGGGCCCATTGGGCAACCAGTAGTATCGAGTGTAGTTGACAAACTTGTCTAGGTCAATACGGGGGTTATAGCTGTAATATTCAGATTTAAACAGACGGTCGTGATTTTCTACAACGCCACCGTAATATCCAATTTTGTCAACAATGTCAGTGTAATCACTGTACAGATCAATTGCACCGGCCGAATTTTTTACAACCACAGCAGGTTCAAGTTGATAGTTCTGTCGTTGTGTTGTTGGTTCTACAATATAGCTAGAGCTGGTACCGTAGGCCAACGAAAACTTTCTTCCAGCAAAACCGTCAACTTTGGTAAAGTTGGGCTCGCTCATTAGTTGGTCAAGAGTTGCCCCTAAGAACTTCTTATTGACATCTGTTCGAAATATGTCAGGAAGAAAATTTATTGTCTTTCGTGTTGCCATTGTATACCTGTTTAATTAACTTCAACTATGCCTTGGTTTAGTTGGCTTGCTGTAACTGCTGCAATAACTTCAATGTCGTTTACTGTTGCTGCACTGATAATGATTTCGTTTGGTTCAGAATTGATTTGTTGTAGCGTGCCAAATCGAATTGACGAATCTTTGGGAACAATAATAATACTAGCAATGTTGGGTGTCAATGCACGGTGCAGATACGCTGCTAGTTCACTGAAATAAAATGTTTCTCCAAAATCCCAATTACTGATATCAAAGTATTCGTTAATTGCACTTATTACTGTTGTCTTTATATCAGCATCACTGATATTTAAGTTGGGATTTTTAACTACTTTAAATATTGCCTGCAAATTACTAGCAGCTTTGTCACCAAAAATTGGTTTGTAAATTGCTGGTTGGAACACAATAGTGTCACTGATGGTCTTTAAGTTATTTAACTCACCAAATTCTACTGATAATTCTGCATTGGTAGGGTCGTCGGGTTTTGCAACAACTGAAGATACGTCATATATCCATCTGCGATAAGCAGTATCGTAATTGTTGGTCAACACATATACATCAATTATGTTGCTGATACTGGGGTCAACTCGTCTTGTGTTGGGACTGTTGTGTCGGTATTGAAAGTATATGTCTCGACGACCAACAAAAGCAGCATATCGTGTCAGTGCCGGGCTCAGACCTTTGGTCATAGAGTTTAGCTGTATAACAGAGTAAAATAATTTATCAGTTGTGGTATAAAACACCTGGCCAACCGGATACGTATCAATGTCTCCGAGTATAGCATTGCGTGTTGCATACTCTGAGATAATTTGCCCACTAGGAACCAGTGACGAATCTATGTACCTATTAAAACCCACTCCTGTAACTGTTTCAAAGAAAATTAATTTGGAGCTTGAGTTTAATGCTGGATTGACAATTTGTTCAAACAGTTGCGGATCATCAGGAACTCCATCATTGTCACTGTCAGCATAAGTCAGATATATTCTAGTATTGTCTGAGTACCCGTCAACGTCAATTAGAGGTTTGTGAACAGCCCATACTTTGTTCTTGCCCAATGGTACATTCTCATCAGGTTTGGAATTTGTTTTTAAAACATTGATGTGATCTTGTATAACTTTGCCTGTTTTACTATCGTACACTTTCAACGATCTGTCAAAGTAAAATGTAGTCTCCAGTGGACTGTGAAACACATACTCAATGCCTCGATGGCTGACCAAGTATTGATCGTTGTTGCTGTTGTATTCAAATTTAACCAACCAATCAGTATCGGTTAGCAAATTTACATCTCTAATTAGTCTCCAGGACTGCAACGAATCACTATACGCAATTCCAAAATTCTTATAAGTTTTAATTAAATTTACCAGTGTAGTAGTAAATCCAATTGAGAAGTTGTTTTTGTATACTGGAATAATCGAATGTACAATAGCACCAGTAGGAATTTTGTCGTTTAGTGTAACAGGTCCCTGACCGTTGGTAAAATTGCCCAGACCTTGATTGGTACCATCATCAAATACTCCAATGATAGATGAATATATTTCTAATCGATCGTCCGGACCAGTTGGTGTTCCAACTACCAAAATGTTTGAACCATTAAAATAGAAACCGTCGGGCGCAACAAATTTAATGGTTGCACCGTTGCGCAAATATTTACTATTGCCTCCAACTGTGACTGCTATCCTATACGGATCACCAAATCGTTTGAAGTAACCTGTAGAACTATTGTTGCCAACGGTACTCTGGCTCCATTCAACTGTTGCATCGTATGCCTCACCGTCACCAAATCCAGTGTCTGTTCCGATACTGGTTGCTACAAAATTTGCGCCAATTACATTACGAGTTCCGCCAATTGTGGTGAAATCAGTTGTACCAACGGAAGAAATAATATATCTACGCCCAATAATAAATTGTCCAGCTGTAAGAGCTGTACCCGGTAATGTCAATGGCGCGGCTGTTGAATAGTACAGGTGCATCATTTCTTTGCTGGCTATCAGGTCATTGATCACTCGATCATATATTATATTCTGTATGTCATTTTGACTTCTGAAACTGAATGTAAAAGATTTTGTATAACGATTTTCATATAGAACACCGTCTTGACCAAAAATGTTGGTGCTAGAATATTTTCCAGTGGTATCAATCATGTCAAGATATCGACTCAGACCACTGCTGGTTCTGTTGATTGCTTTGGCTTTGACTACCTGACTAAATGTGGTGTAAGGCAAGATATTATAATCTTCGCCTGTGATCATACGATTTTGAGTATAATACTGTTGCGGTGCCTTTTGCTTGATCTGTTCTGTGCTTTCTCTTGCACTTGCATTGGCCACAGTGTACTTCAGACTGGCGCGGAATGTGACAGTTTCTACTCTGTTCAACCTACTCAGGTAATTGAAAGATATAGTAATAGATCGCATTTCGTCGGGGGTGATTCTATAGTTCAAGCCGTTGCCTGTTCTGTAGTAAAGTCTGTAGTTGCCTTGAGGAATGTTTGTAAAGGATCCGTCACCAAATACCAGACTGATCCTATCTCCGGCACGAGTATTGATTTGATAAAGATTTCTGTCTTCGATATTGTTGTAGATAATGTTGATACCAGACGTTGCTGGTACTTTGGTCCACAGCTTGTCAGTTGTACCATCAGAATTCAAACTGTACAACCACACATCGTTGTTGTTGATGTTGTCAATGTCCACATCAACAACTTTGTTTGGCACTGCTTCGGCAATAGAAAAATCCAAGCTGGAGAGGTTACCTTGTTTAAAATAAAAGAAGTAACCAGTGTTGTTGCTGGTGTTGCCATTGAAATCGTTACGGTACAAGAAATTAAAAGGACGATTAAAGTCAGGCGCAACTTCGTACAGGTAATCTTTTCCAAGGCTGGATGCACTGACCAATTCAAATATGGTTCTGGTTCCTTCAACGCTGGAATCGTAACGATAAACAGGTATAAGGTCAGGAACAAGATTCAAGCCATATTCGTCCGTTGTAACTCCGTTGAGTTCTTGTGTATTCGATGGTCGCCCAATTACTTGAGTGTTTACTATTGCTGCATTTAGAATAGCTGTAAATTGTTCCTGCCAATTGTCATTGCTGGGATCAGTCCAATTGACAATGATATTGCTCAAGTTGAATCCATCGCTGTCGAAGATATTTTCCGTAGTGTTGATACTGTCAATTTTTAAATAGCCTGTGGCCGGGATACTTCTTTTGGGATTGTAGCTGATCAGTTTGGCCAGCTTTAAAACACTATCTCGTCGTTCAGCTGTATCAAGAAAGTTTTCTCTAGCATTTAAATCTGTACGGAATGCCAAACTCTGACCCAGGAATGCAATCAGATCAATTAGTGCAATAAACTCACTGCTCTCTGTAAAGTCATTGAAATCTTCTGGATAGTACAGCTTGATATAATCAATCATCGACTTGCGAAGCGTTTCGAAGTCGTAGGTAGTAAAGTCAGCTTCGCGGAAGGTCTGATATATTTTTTTCCAATTCTCCGCAGAGACTAAACCAGTTTGACGAGATATAATGGCCATGTTATGCAACTCTATTCATGTATTTATTTTAAATTAATATGGTAGTTTAACCAGCAACAGCCAATGTTCTAGATGACCTGTCAAATCTCAGTGCAAGATTTTCAACCTGACTTGTTAGTACATATCGCAATTCTAGTTCAATTTGTATTCCGTGATTGAATTCTGTCACTACAACACTTTCTGCTTCGATTCGTGGGTCATAATTGACCACATTCTTGATATCTGATATAATGACTTCTCTGACATCGTCTGTCAACGGTTCAAACAGCAGATCCCATATCACTGTGCCAAACTTTGGATTCATCAATTTTTCTCCTCTACGAATAGAGAAGTGATTGAACAGATCCTGTCTTACCAATTCAAAATCTGTCAGCGTAAATTTGCGCACTCTATTATAGGTACTAAAGCCAAGGTATGTAGTCATAGTAATATTTAACCTTTATTTTTGTGGTTATCCTCTGCCGGTGCCGCCCAATGTGTTGACAGCATGTCTACCAGCATTGAAATATGTGCCACCTGTTGTTCTGTTGGCGTCCTGGCCGGCACCAGTTTGTCTCCAAGTCTTGGCACCGCCTGCACCCAACAAGTGAGCAGTCGACAGCATGCCACCAACCGTACTGGCATCATCGGTAGGTTTGATAGCACCATTTCTGACCATGGCTTTGTAATTTCTATCCAACAAATTGTCCATCGACCGTTCCTGTACAGCGGTATTGGTCAAGAATGAATCTTTTGAATTTACTCCATCTTTACCGGTCCAGCTGCTGGGATACTGCACCGCAGCGGTTCCATACTTGGCATAAGCATCGGGTTTGATGTATCCTTGGTCAACTAATGCAGCAGATCCAAATTGGTATTTTCCAAGGTAGTTGCCTCTGGCTTTTTCAGTGGCACCATAATCAAATCTACTTTCGTTCCAGGCAATCTGAGTTTTTAACGCCTTGACCTGAGTGTCATCCAGGTTGCCCACTTCTTTGGTTGGAGTAGGATTATCTCTACGATACATGTAACTGGGATCAACTTGATTTTTTACACCTTTACCAGTGCACTCAAGTGGTCCGGCGTCTTGGCCAGCAGCCGGCCCTTCAAAGTTGGTCTTGCCCGCCTCATTGACATTTACCCCGCCTGTACCCGGTGTAACAGCGCCCGATGTTTCCCCAAACCCTTTTTGTGTATCTTTTGCTGAGTACGGACCAGTTTCACTGGCTGCGGCACCTTGGTTAGAGTTTGCAGCACTGGCAGCACCACTGGCAGCTGGGTTAGCTGTTCCTTCGGCGTCTCTTTTCCACGGCTCATGAGTGGTTACTTTTTTAACAATACTTTTTATTTTGCCATCTTGGGATTTCCAGTCAACTCCTTGCTTTTCAGTCTCTGCATGATCGTTGACCGTGATAGGGTCTGGTTTGTCCACAGTGGGGCCGCTGCCCGAATTCAATTTGATGTTTGATCCTTTAAATGTTAGATCTCCGTCGGCAGTAAAACTACCGGCTCCTTTTGGATTCAAATTTATATCACCCGATGCTCCAACATTAATATCACTGCCGTACAATGTTGTTTTTTGTGTGCTGACTGCGGTAATACTGTCGCCTTCAAAGTGCATTTCTTTCTTGGCACAAACTTTGAATGTACCTTCTGCATGAAAGTACATGTCCTTGTCGGCGTGCATGTTAAAGTTGCCTTTGGCTCGGATGTTTAAATCTTTGTCGCAGAAAATATTCAAGTTACCGTCTTTGTCAAGTTCTAACCAAACATTACCTTTGCCGTTGATGATGTGAAAAACTTCTTCGCTGTCGTTCATCATGATCTGATGCCCGCTGGACGATCTGAGTCTCATCAATCGATTTTTTTCTTCGTAATTGCCATCGTCCATGACAAATGTGTGCCCACCTTTGCGTCCGTAGACTCGTAATTGCTCGTCTTCATCGCCCAATGGTGCACCCGGGGTGCTTATACCAAACACACTGCTGGGACTTTCTCGTTGACTGCTGCTGGTAATTACACCTCTTGTGGTATCCTTGTTAAGCCCTTGTTCTATTATAGCCTTGAAATGATCTTCGTGAATAGGTTTTGATATATTGGTAAAATCTGCCCAATCCTTATCAGCATTTTCATTGAACTCAACCACTGGAACAACAGGCCCTTTTTCTGCTTGTTTAACAGTTGAGTCTTCAACTTTGCTTTCGTCATATTTTGCACTTCCTCCAATGGCCGGGACCATGTGATGTCCCAGTTGTGGGGGCACACAAGCAAACCAAAACCCACGCAATGGGTCACCTGCAATAAATGTACACAATACAAAGTTGTCTACATCAGGTGGAGTAAACCACATTCCGTAGGTGTGCCTTACATTTTTGTAGCCTTTTTCTTTGTCTTCGGGTTTCTGGGATGATGCTCCAAAGAAAGGACTTGCATAACTAACTGTTCGCCAGGACAACGGATCAGTTTCGTCGCCTGCTCCAATATCAGGAATCCAAACTTGTAATCTTCCGTTTCGGGCAGAATCCAAATTGTTTTTGATCTTGCCAATGTATGGGCCAGAATCCAATCTGAAACCAGGTGCATCCTCTTTTAAAGCAAATGGCGCAACTTTTTTACCAATTCTTTTATTAGTAGACATAATGTGATTATTTTGATTTAGATATTAGGGAGCCATACCAGTTGAAAACAAAGTTTCTACGTTAGTTGGATCCACAGTGGTAGGCGCAACTCGTGCAGCGTTTATTGCTTTATTAATCTGCCGTTGATTTTCCCCAGCAATTTCATCTGTATCAGTGACACTTCTGACTGGTGGGTTTTCTCTAATAGATTGATATATGTCATCCATTTTTACTGGCTCGTCGGAGTATTCAACACTGCCAGACATTTTTCGTAATGAATCGTCAAGTGCATCCCCTTCGAGCATTTCTTTTGCACCCGACGGTGCGTCCGAGCGGCGCTGATCACCAGCTGATCCCATTCCTCCGCCACCACCACCATTTTCTTGCCCAAACAATCTAATAGCATCTAATGTTTGCGTAAATTGACCGCGTTCAAACAAAGATTCAACTCGCAATACTCGATAGATGCCACTGAACACAGTGTCCGGGTAGCTTGACGAATCCATTAGGCCAGTGTCTTGGTCGATATCAGTTGGTGCCTTAAAGAAAATCTTAATGTAAACTTCTTCAGTGTCTGTAGCTATACTATCCCCTGCTCCCTCGCCCGGGCCGTAAAAAATATCGTCTTGTTTAACAAAATTAGGGTCTCCGGCTATTTTTAATTTGACATTGATCATGTCACCACGACTGCTGCTCATTAGAGATTTATACAAGTCATTGGCAGCTAGGTTTTCAACGTTGTTTGTACCTTGTTGAGAGGTCGAAGCATCGGTGGCCGCTACAGGGTGCATCTGTGCCGGTGATATTGATTTAGGACCGTTTGCTTGACCTGAGCCTTTGTCTTCGGCTTTCTTGCTTTCTGTATCCTCAGGCTTGACATCTGTTTTGGCTAACTTTTCTCTGGAAGTGGTCATCATGGTATAGAACATGGTATTAAAATCAATACTGAAGTCAATTATCTGTTGATTCAACCCAGTATAGATATAGTTGTATTCTTTGGACCATTTGTCAGCCGGCGGCAATCCCACAGGTGCGTCTGGATATTTTGTATTGTAAATCACATAAGGATCCACATGGTATGTAATAGTTTTTTGATGAGTGTTTCGCTTTTTGTCGTACGCACCGTATTTTATTTTTGGTGTAATCTTGAACCAATTGATTCTACCGTCGCCACCGCCACCAGAGCCTGGGCCAGGTTTAACTTGCCCAGATATATATGTACTGTTTCTGACAACCAGGTTAATTGCATCAATCACAGAAGTCCCAGCGTTGATAGCTACACGCTGTTTTTGCATTTCCAGTGGAACTGACTTGCCACTTTTTCGAGCCTGTTGCGCCTGAGGAGTTTTTGTTGTTTTGCTTTCGTCGTTGGGCATAGGAGTAGATCTTGTGCTGTTGAGCAAAGAAGTTACAATTTCGGCCTTGCCAATTTGGTCGTTTATTACAAATTCATAAACATCTGGATGTTCTTGATGACCTTTTTGTTTCAAGTCGGTTTGGTGTTTGTTTAAAAATTTAGCATAACTGCCTAGTCCCTCGGACTCGAATATGTCTTGTACTGTTTGACCGTGGGCTTCGTGAGTGGTTGGAGTAGTTCCAACATTTTGTGTATAGGCCTGGTGGGAGAAAGGAATTGCAGTAAATCTGTATTCTGATCCACGGGAAGTAGCCTTTATGTCACATCCAATTATTTTGGTTTGAAAATGTTTTGTTTGACCAGCTATGGGATTAACTGGCTCGCCGTCGTCGTTGTTGCCATAAAAGTCAACTTTTAAAGTAAAAACCATTTCGTGCCAGTTCTCAGCACCAAGATTGCCAGCTACCTCAAGTAGCCGATCCATTAGACTTATACCAAACGGTTCTACAATAGTAAATTCAATTGTTATTACATTGCTGCTACGAGACTGCGCATTTAATCCAATAACACTTTCCATTTTAAAAGACTCAAAATAGAAATCTTCATAGAATTGTGGCAATCGGCTTTCTCTTATACCACCACTGGCCACCATGACATCTCCATTCACTGCACCCGGTGAATAACTTCCTGCAGACCCAACAAACAAGGTGATGCCATATGTATAAGTTACGTAATCATCAAGAGGGTTGTCTCTGACACCAGCTGTGTTACCAGCACCAAACGATGGGTAATTTGATACCGGGTTACTCTTGGCAGATGGTCGTTGCCCTGTGTCTTCATTGGCAGCAATACTCCGAGTAGTAGGAGTTGAAGTATTTTTACTGTCAGACAAATAAGAGTTCTGTCGCAACAGCCTTGCTGTTTCTGCTGCACTCTGATTTTCGCCTGTTTGTGCTTCAAATGCAGAAACAGCCGCTCTGGCATTTTGATTTATCAATCGTTGAGTTTCTGCTGGCGTTTGGTCATTGACTCTGGCTTGCCTGAGCAATCTTTGAGTTTCTGCATCAGACTGATTGTCGAGTAGCCGACGGCGTTCTGGTGGCGGTAAACGGCTCACAGGAGTAGGATAATCGACAGCCGACTGGTTGGCTGCTTGATCTTTTACCAATCGAAAATCAGCCATATCAGATTCCCAATGCCGCTACTAGTGTTTCTTTACTAGGTATGTATATCATTTGTCCTGGAGAAAAATCATATATAGGATCTCTAATAATGTTGGGATTTCTGGCTGCAAAAACCCACCACAAAGAAGAATACCCGTACAAGTCCGATGCCAACAGGTCAGGGCGATAACCGTATGTTGAATTGATTGTGTATTGTACATCCAATGGATTTTTTGGTATTGGTCTTTGTTCTAGTACATCCAGGAACCCACCAAATGTTTTAGTAGTGTAATACGGACTAAATTTGTTGTATTCTGCAGCCATTATAGGAATCCTCT